TCTGTGGATTTAATACAGTAGTACCAACAATACCACCACCTGCAATACCAACAGCACTAACAATAGCACATACCTTTTCAACGGCACGTACTCTTTTAGTCAGTTCAGTCACATGACCCATCATGTGATCCACTTTCGCTTCCAAGATTGCTATCTTCGTTTCTTGGCTGTGTTCTGTCGTCATATGTCATTATCCAATAAATCAAATACCCTACTCCACTGAGTAAAGTACCAAGCATAATATTTATAGACCAAACTACATCACTCATGATTCCAAGTTGCAGGATTTGATGAACAATAACTATTAAACATTATTCGCATCTCATCGTAACTCATACCACAATTCTTTGCTGCTTTAGGAAGATTCCATTTAGCAGTAAATAATTTTTCTAAAGATTCTTGTGTTTCATTTCTCATGACACTTTACTTCCGTATGTTCCTGCTTCTGTTGAGTCAGGGTTATCTTTCAAATACTGAACATAACTAAATCCATGACCTTCTGGATAGATATACTTTCCATTCTCATCAAAGTTAGGTAGTTTAGATCTTGACTCTGCTGATGGAAAATGAGGTTTCAAACCTTTCTCTCTCATCTCTCTACCCTTCCTCTTTCTCATTTCATTACCAGATTCACCTGGTGGATCAGGCCAAGAAGACCCTAAGATCTCCTTGATCATTTCTATAGTGTAACCGTTAGGATGACTCATACCACTTCTCCTATTTGAAGTCCATAATCAATATCGGGTGGAACTATTAGAACATAACCAATACCACAATTAAATACTCTCCTCATCTCCTGTTCTTCTATATCACCAGCTTGTTGGATCTTATTGAAAACATCAGGACGTTCCCAAGAGTTCCAATCAATTTGTATATTAGGAGTAACCCTAGATATATTCTCCTCTAAACCACCACCTGTAATATGGGCCATACCAACAATGGGTATCTCATTCATCAACTCTTGTATTTGTTTTGCATAGATCGTAGTGGGAGTAAGTAACTCAGGCATATCTCTATAATATATTTTCTGTCTCCATATAAGTTCATTGATCAAACTATACCCATTACTATGAACTCCACTACTAGGTAAACCAATTATCTTATCACCCTTCTTAATAAGACTACCATCTATTATTTCATTCTTCTCAACTATACCTGTACAGAATCCAGCAAGATCAAGATCGTCATCATATGTTGGTGGAGGTGCAGGTCTAGGATGTTCAGCAGTTTCTCCACCTAATAGATCCATCCCTGATAATTCACATCCCTTAAGAATGCCTTCCATAATCTCATCTATGATAGGAGATATCTTACCAGTAGAAATATAATCAAGAAAGTATAAAGGTTTAGCACCACAAGTGATTACATCGTTGACACACATGGCAACGAGATCAATACCTATAGTAGTAAATTCTCTATGGATCTTTGCAATATTAATCTTAGTGCCGACACCATCAGCCCCAGACACTAAAACAGGTTCCTCATAACCTGAAGGAACCTTCATCATACCATTGAATCCACCAATAGCAGGAGCTTTTAGTTTTAACTTTTTAACGAATTCATTTCCAGCCTCAATGTCAACGCCAGAATCTTTATAATTCATAATGATGGATACTCCTCATTGCGTACTAGGTCAGTTTTCATAGTTTCAAAGTCTATCATAAGTCTTTGAACTTGTTTCTTATCTAGTCCAGCAAGTGATTCGCAATTTTCCAAACAACGATATATACATTCCCTATCACTCATGGGTGGTCTAATTTCCCACCCTTGATCATCATAATACTTCTTACCCTTAGTGACTTGTGCCTCTACATGTCCAAGGTCTTGTACTTTAGAAGGGTTCTTATAACTATGAGACATGAATAACGCCTTTCATGCCAGCACCTTCATGAGGAGCACACTTGAAGTTAAAGTCTCCTTTATCAGCAAACACAATCTCTTGTGTTTCGCCAGGACTAAACATCAATGATTCTCTTGATAGATCTGCTCTACCATCTACAATGATGTTATGAGGAGGTAATGCGTTATTAACAAAGGTAACTGTATCACCAGCTGAGATACTAATCTCATTTGGTTCAAATACTAAGTTACCATCGTAACCCATTTGTATTTCTGCAGCATATGCTTTTGCTGCCAATGTCATTGATAAGAATAATGCAGTAACCATGATAGTGAGTCTACTCATCCACCACATAATCTCATGTTTGTGACGTACTATTAATGTGGTCATAATTAATGTCCCATTGGTATACCTGCAGCCATAAATCTAGAGATATTATCTACCTCCGAATTATTTTTGCAGTAGTCAATAAAATGAGGATGCTCCCCTAGATAGGAGACATCCTCTTTGCTGTGTTCTATTGCATCGTATGCACTCATGGCATACTCACATATCTCATGATGATGTAGTTGATTATCGTGATATCCAACTGTGTAATGATTCTGTTGAGTCAGGGGCATGATTCTTTCAATCCCATACTGATATTATTTATTATACCATATGAGTATAATTACGCATTAATGTGTTGACTCACATACATTAGAATTGTTTAGGATGTGTGACTACATCACCATGTATTTCACCAATATCATCTATATGTGCATGATCAATATCAACATGCAAACCCTTTTCATAGAAGTCTGCAATCCTCTCTAAGGCATTTGCAATACGAACTAGTTCATCACTCATAATCTAAATCCAACGTGAAACTGTTAATTCAATACTATTATCATCCATCTCCCACTCTTCGTCAACCTTAAATCCCTTTTCCTTAACACTTTCGTGAATAGTCATTCTAGCATACTGTTGAGTAACCTTATCAATAAATCTATCAACAGGAATAGGTTGTTTCCAAGTTTCTAAATCTGCAACCAATTCATAATCACCTGTTCGAGGATCCATACGAAATCCAATATCATTAGTGATAGCTACTTCTGCTTCTACAGTCTCATGTTTAATACCATGAGCACCCGTTACTTTAAGTTCTTGATCTTCTGTTACATTATATTGAAGAAGTTCTAAAGCCTCAATTAAACGTTCTTTATGTTTAATCTTAGTTTTGATTTGAGTAAAATGTGACATCAACATCCCTCCGAATCATGTGACCATTCTTCTACCTGTTGTTTATTCTCAACAGGCTCATAATATTCGGACTTATAATTTCGTGTTGTTACATTACCAAGTTTTTTCTCTATAGATTCAGTAAGATTTAAACATTGATCAGATTCGGCACCTATAACTTCTTCAGTCACAAAGCCATCCTGTCTAATAGTAAACTTAATCGTCTCTAGTTTCATAGAAGTTAAAGTCCAATTACTTATCAGTATATAGGTACTTCAATTCCATTCTCTTTTTAATTGTCTTATATCATCAGAACCAAATATTGATCTACACCTATCTTCCGCATCCTGTCTTAGGTTGGATTCGCATAAAAATTCAACCTTAGTTAATCTATTAGAACCAAGTAAAATCTGTGCAGACCATTTAATTGGTTTCATATTCTAATTCTTCTTCAAAATTTAATTTAATCCCTTTAAGAGCTAAAAGAACTACTTTTGTTTTAGTTAATTCTTCACTATAAAAAATGACTGGATCTTCCAGTCCTACATCACCACTCATTTTTTATCCTCAATTACATTAGGAGTCATATTTACATAACTCAATCGTTTTTTGAGGTGAGTGATCTTTTCCTTTAATTTGGAATTTTCCAATTCCAATGTTTCAATTTCCTGTTGGTAGATGTGAATCATGCCTTCCAGTTTATCGTTTTGTTCATAAAGTTCATACCAAGAAGGGGGTTCCATCTCGTACCTCTATTTAATGATTTAATGTCCTCTTTATATTCTACTTTGGTAATCCAGATATTTCAAGAGCTGCTTTTGCAACCAATGGATCATCCCCACAATTCTTAATAGCTTCTCTAGTTACTTCAGGTAAATGTTCAATTCTTTTCATGAATTCTACAAAACTTGTATCCTGACATTTTACTCCAGGTCTAACATCACCCGCTTTAGGTTTCTTAGGAGTACCTTTTGGATTTCCTTTATAATACTTATTTTCTTCTACCTTAATATCAACATACTTACTCATATCAACTTTACCTCTTATACTATCCTTGACATCTTTCTGTATATCTGATTTAGCCTTAGTATTAAACTTTTTAGCCTTAAGAGTTGCAAGATCAGTTCCAGGATCTGAATTTTCGTTCAATTGATTACCTGATAATTGAAATTCTTCCTTATTAGCATTATGAGCTAAAGATTCATAAGGAACATCAACTAATTTCTTTTCTTTATTCTTAGGTAGTTTCTGTCCATCAATATAGGTTCCATAATCACCATGTACTAGGTTGCCTTCAGCAACTCTGATTAATGGTTGATTTGGTTGACTCTCTGATGAATAATGAACCATTACAACTGCATCAGGATAAACCTTATGCACTTGAACTTCTACTTCCTTTCTACTTGGAAACTTAGAGCCAGGGAAAAATAGTTGAAGATGGTAATACTTACCTCTCCATCTTAAGGACACCCTACATACTTGTCCTACTTCATTGTAACGTTCAACTCTCTCTTGAACAAGATTTTTATAATAATCTTTATCGAACTTTGATAAAGTTTCTTTGTAGTCTTTCATCTCTGTTGTATCTTGGGACACAGCTAGTCTCTTTCTATTTAGAATTTTACATAAATACATGAAGTCTTATATACAATTATGAGAAGAATATTTCCTCTCATTATGATTTTGATGACAGGTTCTGTTGTGGCACCCGCCCGTGCAGACCTGACCCATAGAATAAGCAGCTCAACTCAATTGAGTGTAAATGGAGCTTACACAGATGCAAGTCGCATAGGTTCAACTTACACTGTATCTGGATCTAATATCAAAGTAGATACTTCTAATAGTGGACACTTTGGTACTATGACTGCTGCTACCGCTACTGCTGCAGCAACTCAAGATCTTGGTACATACGATATTAACACAGCTGGTTCGGCATTCAGCTTCTCTGAAAGTTATACTCAAGGAGATGCGATATCTGCAATGGGTGCAGGTGTAGACGTGACCAGTGGTGTCGTAGCTGACATGCCAGCTTTTGGTAATACCTTAACGATGTCGGGTGGTGTGGCAGGTAGTCTTGCAGGTACTATTACCTCGGCTGGAGTGACAACTCTAACCGCAGGTGGGGCTGGCACAACGGCTACTGGCCAATTCGTAACTGAAATAGTAATCGACTAGCCATGAAACGGATACTAACAGTATTATTACTGGTTAGTGGTGCAGGTGCTGCAAGAGCAGTACCTGTGGTGCCAAATTTCACACAGGGCTCAATGACCAGCCATACTGAAACTACGTCTACCGTTACAGAGACGATTAACAGTATGGACTATAACACAGGCTGGCAGTATGCAGTGACTGGCACCAACGTAGAATCAAATGGAACACTATCACCAACAGGAGCAAATTCTATTAATTCTACACAAGTAACATTAGACGGAGTGACTTCGACATGGAACGGATTGAATCTAACAGACAGACCAGAGTTCACAATAGTAACACCAGGAGCAGCCTTTCAATTTACCGAGAGCTACATGGGGCCAGGCCTCTCAAATCACACCGTCATACAAAGAACGACAACTATAAATTCCGTAACCGATACGACAAGTACCTTCACTCAATAAAGAAATTATGTCTAATACTTGCAGCAAGTGTCATTGCAACCCCTGCAAATGCAGCGGACGTGGGAGGAGTTAGTGCTACTGCTAATCCAATAGCTAACTCCTCTGGCTCAGTAACCAATCAAGCCATACAGGTTCTCCAAGGGCCATACATAACTAACACTTATGGTAATGGCATTCAATGTCAAGGTGCGACTATGAATATCACACCCTATGCCACTGGAGGTATTGCATTTAAACGACCATATGAGGCTTACTACGACGAGCCCGTGTATGATGTTCATGATGCTGACGACGATGGACAGATTGATAACCCAGGAAATATTTTATATTATATGCCCACAAGAACTAATCAATCGGATAGTTATAACGTATCACTAGGTGTCTCTGCTACATGGTCACGACCATTAGATAAGAAGTTACAAGAACAATGTAAAGAAGCAGCACAGGCAAGTATCAATCAAATGACACAATTGACTGCTAATAAAAGATTAGACTTTGAGTTGGCACGTCTAAAAAACTGTGGTGAACTTATGAAGGCTGGAGTGATGTTCCATCCTAAGTCACCTTATGCATCTGTATGTGCCGATGTTGTATTGGTTCAACCTGCTGGTGTAGTCGTTCCTCATATGCACAGTCTTGGTACTAATGAGATTAAAGAAGAACCACCTAAAGAAGAAGTTCAAGCAAATGGAACTGCAGAATCATTAGGAACATTCTCTATTGGTAACGTTAAAGACTAATGGAACCACCAATACGTAGAATACAAAATATCAATAATATTAGTACCTATCAAATCCCTGATGTACAAAATGTGTATATACCACGTTGGATGACTACACAACCTAATGTTGATTACTTACTTCCACCCGTAGTAGTTAATATTGGTAATCCTATTGTGGATATACCTGGTTGTGTAAAAGCACATAAGGATAATAAAAAACATAAGACTGGCATTCCAATTGATAAGGATCTGGTTAAGAATGATTCTAAAAATGCAATGACTCTTTGTCCTGATGGATCATACCCTGCCTATCAGGCAATGAATTATGAACCAGATCAGTTGTTAATGACATATGAACAGAAAGCACCTCCTGTTGCTCCACCACCAGAACCAGATCTTAATACACCAGAGACACCATCTATACCTAAGACAGAAGGTGATCCCGAATGCCCAGACCCTACATCACCTCGTATCGGTGCTTTAGGGCCAAGTGAAAAAGAAAAAGTGGTGGGTCATGAGTTACAAGACACACCACAAGGAAAAATATGTGTAGCATTATATGAAGATATTGGTATAGTAGAAGCATATCTACCCTCTGCATCAGTTGCATCTACAACGGCAACTATCGCTTTGGTTGCTACCTCTTCCGCACTATTAGCAAAACCTCTAGCAGATTTACTACTAAAGGTTTTTAAGCCTGCAATAAAACAGGCAATGGGTAAAATTAATAAACTACTTGGTAAGACTCCCTATAAACCTACTCAATCTGAATTAAGAACAAATGAGTACCGTGTGAAGAAAGGTTTACTTGGAATCAATTTTGCCAAGGATTATGCTAAGAGAATGAAGAAGGAAAAGAAAAAGAAATAACTAAGGTTTTCCAGTCTTTACTTGTGTCTCTAAAATTGCATCACGAATAATTCTTTGTAACTGTCTACTTTTCTTTCTACCTAGACCAGCAGATGTATCAATCTTAACCTTAATCCAATAAAGTCCAGTCAATACTAGGATAAATGGAATAGCATCTGCCCATGAGATCTCATTCCAAGCCTCTACCACATTCAACATTGAAAAAATCATTTAGGAACCTCTTTACGATAATCTTTTGGGTTTGTAGTTCTAACAACACCACCTGTTGATGTAGGTAGCATCTCTTTTAAGGCACTACGAACTTCTTCTCTTACTATGAGTTGAAGTTCTGTTTGTTTTGCCTTTATTCTTTTTTCTGGCCCACCAGTAGCGGTGTCGATAGCATAATTGCCACCCATCACAGTACCAGTACCAACAACCGCAATTGCCGTACCAGTACTAGTAATCTTTTGTAAGTCCATTACTTCTTAAGTTTCTTACAACCAAATTTAAGTACAGAACCTGCAACTAATATACCCACTACTATACCTACACCAAGACCCCAACTAATACCTTGTGGTTCTGGTTCAATAAGTTCCTGAATAACAGGTACTTCTTCTAACATTTTTGATGCTTCCTTTGGTATAGGAAGTTCTTTAATAATTGTGTCCATAATTTTTATTTAGAATGTTGGAACTCCGAATCCGTCAGCTTCAGGTGCAGAAGCTTGTGGTTCAGAAGAAGGAGCAGCAAGATCATTAGTTCCTAGAGGAAGTGCTCCTCCACCTACAGCACCACCTAGATCCCCAAAAGATCCAGTAACTGCTTCCATAACTTGAGATTTAACTCCATCAACGATGGATGCACGATTGACGTATACGTATACCCCACTACCAACAACGGCAGCAGATACAACAGTAGACGCAATAGCAAATACATTAATAATTTTTTGCATGATAATTATTCGAGTAATTTATTTATACAACAGGTGGTTCTTTATCTTTCTTAGGATCAAGTTTTGGAGGAATGTCTGCGGCAATAATTTTTAATGGCATTTGTTCAATTCTAATTGTCTGAACTGTTCCACCACTTCCTCCATTACCGTTACCATTTCCGTTTGCATTACCATTCATCTTCATTGTTCCATCACCCTTCTTGGATGCGGTTTGAATGCCAAAGCTGGCCAGAACCCCAGTAAAAACCGAAGCTATAAATGTTGGATCTATTTTTTGTTGAGGTACGCCAGGTATGGCCACGTAATTTAAGGTCAAAATTCCGCCACTCCAAATCAACACGCCCATTCTGACGGCTGTACTAATGATTGCAGCTTGCTCTTCTTGATCAGGAAGAAGTGCATCCTTTGCTTTAGCAAAAATACCTTTCTTTTTTTCTTCCTTAACTTCTTCCTTTACTTCTTTAGTTTTTTCAGTCATCTAACTTCCCCTTTTTGAGTAGTTTTTGTAATTCAGCAGTTGACCCAACAAAAAGTGCATTTGTTACATTATTTGGCCCCTTATCTTTAGGTTCCTTTATGTCTTTAACCTTTTTCTGTAGGTCTAATAATTTATCCGTGGCATCAGCCACACTTTTGATTATCTGTCCAGTAACTTCATAAGCTCTAGCAGATCCACTCTCCTGAGAGATTTCCATAATACCATCAATTGCCTCTTGACCTTTCTCTATTAATGAATAAAGATTGCCACGAGTGTACTCATAATCACGATCCAAATCATCCTTTTCATATTTAACAGATTTCACATCTTCAATTTCAATTGGTTCAGATGTATCCTTTACAATATCAAGAGCATTATCAATTTCATCAAATTTCATAATTTATACATCCTTTTGTTGTGAGGGGGAATATTCTTTAAAGTCTGAGTAGAAAGAAGACATTTCATTAAATCCAAAATCATCACCTGAAGCGATAAGTGCATCATCACCAGTAAGTGGTAATGTAGCATCTTTAGATCCACTGATTATATCTATGGTAGAACCAGATACATGATCTATCACATTGGTTCCATCAACACCTCTGTATACAGTAAGTTCATTTGCAGCGATAGAACGAATCTGCATATTCTCACCACTAATGGTGATGTAATCATCTACAGAGAAGTTAGCAGAACTATTAACAGAAAGTACTGTTTGTTCTGCAGCTAATGCCTTATTGAGTGCATTAGTATTGTCATCGTTATAATCTTTAACTGCCCTTGGGGTTGCAGAGTATCTCTGTTCACGTTTTGCAACTACCTTATTAGTATCTGTAAAGTAATCAACATTAACTTTCTTGATAAGACCGTCTGGACTATCAGCAACTGCACCAAACATATAAACTTTGGCACTAAATTGCATAGTCGTAATCATTGCACGACGATTATCAAAACTACCTTCATAATCATCACTCATATTAATACTTTCTAGAATGATGGGAATATCTCTTTTCTCGTTTATTGATGAAATTAAATTAAGGGTAATACTAAGTCCTGGTTGGAAATATGGAAGAATTTGTTCCGTTATTTGTAACATATCATCATTCAACTTAGTAGCAATACTAAGCATAAATCCTACATTATATGGAACTGGCATATAAACTTTCTTTACATTACCTGCAGTATCCGAATTTAAAGTTCTGAATGTCTGAGTTATAGATGCTTTACGTGATGGATCATAATTTAAAGTTGTCATTTCAAATGACATACGAGGTAAAGTAATTGCAGGTCTACCTTGTACAGTAGGTTGTTGTTCTATCTTTGCAAGAAACTTCTGCATTGGCCCATATGCCAATGGAACTTTCATCCTACTGGTCGTAGCTCCATCATCAGCTTCATGTCTAATTTCTATTCCATTAAAAAGTGTACCAAAACCAATAACGGTCTTTCTCAAAATTTCGTGATAAAAATACTGACCTAACATTGTTTTTCCCTATTGAATTGACTCAGATCCGCCTATAGTTGTATGACCAGACGTAGCTATCTTATACATTTTTTCATGTATGGTTTCATACATATCGTCCTCATAATCCAAACCATCATCTTCCCAAGATTTATCAGTTGCTATTGGCATACTATCATGGGGGTGTGGTGTGTCATCAAACCAATCATCGAGTGGTAATCTATGTAGTGGTTTTTTAATGGACATCTTACTATTTAGAAACTACCGAAAGGATTTGATTCTGTAAAATCAACAAGTCCGCCGTCAGCTTCATTTTCTATGATTAAATTATTTGCAAATGCATCGTCTTGGAAATCATCTTCACCTATTTTGTATATTGTATAACTTGCGGTTTGACCCATACCTGGAAACTCATTAGTTGTTGCAGATCCAACAACAACTTCATTTAATGCAAAGTTACCTGCCATATTACCAATCTTAAGAATCTTAGTATCCCAATCCCAATCTTTAACAACTGCAGTAGTAAGAGTACTTTGACCTTTAATAACTTCATTCAAGAAGAAGTTACCAGTTCCCATACCTGCAGATCCTGGTGCTTGAATAGTTATAACTGGAGCAACAGTATATCCAAATCCTGCATTAGTTAATCTAACATCACTTACAGTTCCACCAGCACTAACAACTGCAACAGCTGTTGCATTTGCAGTAGAGAGTCCAGATGGAGAAGTACTAATTGCAACAGTAGGAGTATGTGCATACTTATTACCTCCTTGTTGAGTACCATCTAATAATATCTTAACAACATTAGTACCTATACCTGCAATAGCCGATGCACCAGAACCACCAGCACCACTGAAAGTAACTGTTGGTGCCTGAGTATAACCAAATCCTGTGTTTGTTATTACAACTTGTTTTACAGAATATGATGTAGATCCAGCACCTATTGCAGTTGTAATAGCTACAGCAGTTGCATTTGCAGTAGGAGTTCCATGTGGAGAAGTACTAAT